TGATAAAATTAATAAAACCATAACTAATAGTCTTATAAAAAGCAAGCTTTTACTGTACATGGAACGGGGATTATGCGTTGATGATGCAGCAAAGGTAGCTGGAATAAGCAAATTTAAGCTGAATGTTTTGCGTTCAGATCCTGATTTTGAAGAGTTTGTGGAAGCCTGTTCATTAAAATGTGAATCGGATAATTTAAGCAATATCAAGGATGCCGGTGAAATGGGCCAGTGGCAAGCATCAGGATGGCTCCTTGAACGCTTATACCCAGAAAAATACGGAAAGAAGGATACTGTTCGGCATGAATATGAATTAAAACTTAATTCATTTATCCAATTAGTTTTTAGTGCTATTAATGAGCTTGATGCTCATACCCGATCTTCGGTTTATGGAAAACTCAGAGACCTTGATGTTCAGGCAGAAGTAATTAATATGCAGAAGGTAAAAGAGTTAACTTATGAATCGGAGAAAATAGCTTAATAATGGAAGCTGCATTTAGTCAGGAAATAGGCACATTTTTAAAAAGTAAAGTAGCTCATTTGCTCGATGGAATTGATGTTTCTTATGAAGACATGGTTCCAAAAAAATCTGAATGGTTTGTTCAACAATTTTTAAAAGACACCAGAGGTAAAATAGTTAGAAATGAAGCGGTGCATAATATCATGCATCGCTTTATGCGTTTTGCCAGATCTAAAGGCTTTAATCGATATTTGGTATTAGGTGCTTTTGGACATGGTAAGACTGAACAATTATGTACCGGATATGTTTTATATCGTATTGCTGAAAATCCAAATGTCCTTATAAAGCTTGTTCATGTTTCTGAAACTGAATCAGTAAAAAGATGTAGAGCAGTTAGAGATTATATTCAGAAAGATGAAGACTTCAAAAGAGTTGCCCCCCATATCATTCCTACCCCTATTTGGGGTTCCCAAAGATTCATTGTTAAAAGATCAGCTATGTTAAAAGATGGGACTGTTGAAGCTTATGGAATTATGTCAACAGCTATCGGTGGACGTGCTAATCTTATAATTTTTGATGACCCCCAGGATTTAAAAACAGCAGTACTTGAGCCTACTACACGAATAAAGATAGAAGATGTTTTTAAAAATATCTGGCTAACACGTTTGATACCACAAGATTCAGAAGCATTGGTTATGATGAATAAGTGGCATGAAAATGATTTAGCGGGTGTGATCCAAAATAATCCAATTTGGTCCTGGATGAGCATTGCCGTATCGGAAAATAAAGATGGTCTTATATATGAAGACTCATTTGGGCGTAAGATGTTATTTCCAGTATGGTCATTGTTTAATGGAAAAGATCTTTTATTAAAACATAAAGAATTAGGTACAAGAGACTTTGATCGTGGTTATCGTTTAATTCCTTATACTGATTCTGATAAATCCTTTTCTCATTTTCTTAATTGTTGTCACTACGGAGTAAAGCCCACCTCAATTATCGAAAACCCTACTAATTGGTATTTTATTGGGGGAATCGATTTTGCTGGATTACAAAGGCCAGGAACGGTTTTAGTGGTTCTCGCAGTTCATAAAAAAACTGGTATGAAAATTCCTTTAGAGATTGATACATTAAGAGGTACGGGAGATTTGATACCTCTTATGATTAAATACTTTAGGAAATACGGTTGTGATTTGTATAAAGCTGAAAACAATGGTGTGCAAGAAGCAATCATTGATATGCTTATTTCATCTTTAGGAGATGAAAAATTTAGACGATATGGAATTAAAGTAGAACCATTTTTAACCGGACGTAATAAAGCCGATCCAATTATAGGTTTACCATCTATTGATAAGGAATTTGAAAATAAAGAATGGATGTGGTGTTTTATTAATAAACCTGAAGTTGGAAATATTGATGAACGTAATCCTTGGCATAAAGCCTTTCAAGAATTCAAACACCATCCTTTTTTTGAGACTTCAGATATAGTAATGGCATCCTGGTTTGCCAGAGAGGGCGCTAAAGAGCTATTTCGTGGCAGTCTTGGTCCCAATATTTTTTAATGTGTTATTCCGTTATACGGTAAAAAACACAGTATTAGGAGATGATAAATGAAATTCGGCCCCGTTGAGATTACCTTTGGGAAGAAATCTTATGGTGATTTAGTTACGATGTTACGTAGAGAGGGAGGTGAAGGAGCTGTTAATTTAAAGACTCTGCCGAAAACTCAATTAGCAGAATATCAATCATGGGTTTCTTCTTGTGTAAGCTTAATTTCAGATCGTGTTTCTACTTTACCCTATTCTTTTTATAACAAAAATACAGGTGAAGAATTAAGTACTAAAAATAAAGGGTATAACATTTATACAAAACCATTTCGACATCCTAATGATTTGATGAGCTTTAGGTTTATTAGATCCTTTTGCCAAATTCAATTAGATATGTGTGGTATGGCTTTTGTATATATGGCAAAAAATGCATTAGGACAAGTATGGGAACTTTGGCCTTTGAATATGAATGATTTTGTTAAGTGTGATGCTTCTAATGATATTGTTAATCCTACAGTTAAATATCAGTTTAGAAGTGGTAATAAGGGAACTATTGATTTTGATATAAGTCAGTTAATATGTTTGACTTATGTTCATCCTCTTAACCGTTTTGTTGGAGCATCACCAATTCAGTCACAAGCTTATGCTCAAGATATTGATACTTATATAAGTATTTATGAAAGAGATTTTTTTAAGAATTCGGCCCGAATTGATTTTGCTTTAACAACTGATGAAAGAATAGATCAAGAAAAAGCCGATGAATTAAAAGCACGTTGGACAGAAAAATATAAAGGATCATTTCATGATGTAGCTGTTTTGGATAGTGGATTAAAGCCTGTACCTATATCATATGCAAATCGTGATTTTGAATTTTTAAATCTTGCTAAATGGTCAATGGAAAAGGTTTTTGCTGCATACAGGGTTCCTAAATCAAAATTGGGGTTTGGAGATAATGGTAGAGCTGGTGATGTTCAATCAGATATTTCTTTTAATAGAGAATCAATTCAACCACGTTTAACTCTTTGGGATGAAGAAATTACTAAAGAGGTGATGATTTCATTTAATGAGAATATTTTATTTAAACATAATAATCCAATTCCAAGAGATCGTTTAATTGAGGTACAGGAAGGAAGAATTCATGTAGGTATTCCAACAGTAACGTTAAATGAATTTAGACACACTACTCATCAGCTTGAATCAGTTACTGGTGGAGATCGAATTTTTATTCCAAAAGATATGATTCCTTTAGATAGAATAGATGAAGTAATTGATGCTGGAATCGTTGCAGCAGAAACATCAACAGATCCAGAAGATGATGATCGGGATGATGAGCCTGATTCTCATGTAAACCCTGATGGATCAGATGATCGGGATGATAATCCTACTGATGATAGATCAATTGATTTATTAGGAAATGGTCATTTTAAAGTTGTTTGTGATGCTGTTAGGGATACTATAAATGATTTTATTAAAAGTAGATTAGTTTCTGAGGAGAAACCAGAATTAGGTTTTGATAGTGAAAAAGACCTTGAAGATAATCTTAAAAATATATTCGCTGATATAATAACAGGTATGGTGAATCATATGCTCAACTACTTTGGAGAAAAAGCAATCTTTGAAAAAACTGAATTAAATGATTGGATGTCTCCTATTTTGGATAAGGTAGTACTTGAGTATACAAACACCTTAGTTAAAAACCCCAAATGGAATGAAAAAAACTGGAATGATTATTTTAGTAATCAAATGGATTCTAATCCAAGATTAGCGAAAATAACAAACTCCTTATCCAGGGCGTGTATTAATTATGCTAAATGGTTGATTTTTAGAAATCAGAATTTGAAAATGATGTGGATTATTAATAGTAATGAATGTGGACATAGAGGTAAATTAAAATCTTTGATTTCTGAGAATCGGTTTCAAATTGGAAATTTAAAGCTTCGTTTTCCTAATGAGGTTTTAAATTTCTCATGTGATTGTACATTAACTGAAAACAAATTAAGGGATAAGGAGTAATATCATGGCTTATGAAATTTTAGCAAAAGATGGTCGGCCCATTATGAAAGATGGTGTTGCGGTTAAGGCAATGGATCTTGTAGTGGAAAAGATTGAACAATTGGATGAAGGAAATAAATCTTTTATTGCTGTAGCTTCCACTGAGGATGAGGATAGAGATAAAGATATCATTCGTCAGGATGGATGGGATCTTAAAAATTTTAAAAAGAATCCAATGATTCCTTGGAGTCATAACTATTGGGGAATTCCAATAGCCAAATCATTGAAAACGTGGGTTGATAAAGTATCTAAAAAGCTCATGTTTAAACCTCAATTTGATGAGGATGATGATGAAAGCATGAAGATTTTTAACAAATATAGGAAAGGGTT